CCTTATACCCGCATGTTCGACCCGTCATTCCGGCCGAAACCGATGCGCATCACGCCGCGCTCTGAGAGCCGTGAGGCGCTGACCGCGCTGTCGCTGGTGCTGGCCGCGAACTGTGACTACAGCCCCGACAGCGAGTATATGTTCGAAGTGATGATGCCCGTTGAGGAGCTGGCGCGCCGCATGGGCGTGCTGCACGTCTACGAAAGCGGCCGTAAGGCT